GAGCGGCTGTCGCTCGCCGGCCGAGGCGCCCGACAAGAACTGCTCCAGGGCTCCCGCCTTAGGTCTCGACGACTCCGGGCCAATCCTGGACTTCAACTCCCGCTCGCGGACCGTCAACGACTCAAGCTGGCGAGTTGCCTCGATGACAGCTGCGAGGCGCAGTTGCGATGCTGCCGCTTCGTCGCCCGTCAGCTTGAGCTTGACCATGTCGGCGATGAGCGATTGGATCGCTGTGTCCGAGCCGGCCAATTCCTGGTTGAGCTTCCGGTGGCTCTCCGATATCTCCTCCGTGGACTCGAACCAGCCAGCGAGGGCCCCGGCCAGCGCAGCCAGGCCAACCGTGATGAGACCAGGCACACCGATGAACACGACGAGACCAGCGAGGACGGCCGTCAGCCCAGCCGCTCCCAGAGCGGCTGCAAGGGACACCGCGGCCTTCTCGGTGAACGTCAGCCCGCCCTCCATGTCGGTGAACGCCCGAATGCCTTTCGTGATGAACCCGAGCAAGTCGACGATCGCGCCGGTCAGGCCGTTTTCGCCGATCTTGCCGGTGAACTCCGTGAAGGCGTTCGAGAGTCTGGTCGTCGCCTGCGAGATCGTGACCTCGGTCTCCGAGAACTTCTGCTGGATGTCGTCCGACCCGGCGAGGATGCCACGGAAGAAGACGTCCGAAGTGACGACGCCATCCAACATCAGCTGGCGCAGCTTGCCGACCGAACCACCGGCCTCGACGATGCCTCGCGCCGCGGCCCGCGCGAGGATAGGAGCCCCTTCGAGGATCGAGTTGAACTCCTCGGCACGGACGATGCCGGTGCCGAGCGCCTGGCCGAGCTGAAGGAGAGCGCCGCGGGCTTGAACGGCAGACCGACCCTCGACCGCGAGCGCCTCGCCGACCCTCTCGACAAACGTCAGGAGTTCCGCGTTGGAGGCCCCGAGTTCATCGGCGGCGAGTGATCCCTTCTGGTAGAGAGCGACGACACCATCCAGCGAACTCCTCGTTCGGTCCGCGATGCCCGAAAGCTGACTCATCCTCTGGCCGAGTTCGACCTGGCTGTCGGTTGTTGTGCGGATGCGATTCTGGAGGCTCTGATAGGTGTCCGCCGCGCGCACGATTGCTCGGACGCCAAGCGCCCCACCGAATGCGCCCAGCAGACCTCGGACCTGGCCAGCCGCCACGCCAGCGCTCCGACCGAATCTGGCCATCCTGGATTCCGCCGACCGGAACGACCGGTCCATGCGACCGGATGCGCCGGTGACGCCCTCGATGGCCCTCTGCGCCGCGCGACCGCCGCTGACGGCTCTGGTCGGGTCAATCGCTACATCAAGCGTCGGCATTCTTGCGTTCCTTCGCCTTGGCGATGGCGTCCTTGTCCTCGTCTTCCTGCTCGCGCAGCTCTTGGATGAGCGTTGCCCGCTCGTCGTCGAGCCGCCCGATGATCTTCCACCCGTCCGCGATCAACTCTGGATCGGTGTAGCCGCTCGTCAGGAACCAGTCGCGCACCTCGCCCGGCGTGATGCGTTCCGGCCCGTCGAAGCCGCTCCGCCGCGTCTTGTTGCAGTCCAGGAAGCAAGACCAGTAGACCGCGAGGTCTGGACGGAGATGCCGTCGCCGAAGCGGGTTGTCCTGCCCGGCCCTGTCCATCTCCAGCCATGCCTCTAGATCTCCTCCGTAGGCGGCGTCCCATCGGAGGATGCTCGCGAGTTTCCCACGGCTTCCTCCAGGTCGTCGTCGTGGAACAGCGCGAGCTGGGTGGAGTAGTGGTCGACGCTGCGCCAAAACTCCGGGTAACGCTCGTCGTTGAACAGCTTCAGCTTGTTCTCGACGGTGCACGGCACCACCTCGCCCTCCTCGCCAAGCAAGTCCTCGGCGTCGGTGATCGTGTTGCCAGCGAAGTCGCGCGCGCCGTTGGCTTCAACGCCCCACCCCTTGCACAGGTGGTAGGCCCCCGACTCCTTGACGAACTTCGTGCCGTCGATGGTGCCGCGCGCGATCTGTGCACGATACGGACGCTGCCGCTTGTCCAGGTCCTGCATGAAGGCAGGGTGGCCGGAGTAGCAGATGCGCATGTAGAAGTTGGGCCCGACGGGCACCCAAACGCCGTCGCGACCCTTGTCTTGGTCGACGGCGAAGTCTCGCAGGTTCGGCATTGGCTCTGTCCTTTGCTGGTTTGGGGTTGGAGTCGCCGCGCTATGCCCGCGCGGCAGGGCACTCGGCTAGGTTCCCACGGCAGGGTGGTTGCCACGCGCGAATCGAATCGTGGTCCCGGTGACGCCTGTCTCTGGGTTCTCGTCGTTCGCGTTCTGGAACGCCTGGAAGTCCATCTCCAGGATGACATCCTGGCTCTTGGCCGGCGCGTTGCGACGACCGCCGGTGAACTTCACCCGCGGCATGTCGACGACGTAAACGTTGTCCGAACCATCGCGCATGAGCACGGCCATCCCGCTCACGGTGTCGTTGAGAATCTTGCGGAAGAGGATGTAGTCGTCCCTGTCCGCTCCTGCGCCACCACCAACTGCGTTGTAGTAGAGGCGGACGGTGCCGGTGATGTCGAAGTCACCTCGGCCGTGAGCCAGAGCGGGGCCTACGGTCCCCCACGCCTTCCTGGTGCGAAGCGATGGGGTGACGTTCAGCGTCATGTTGAGCACCTTGAACGGTGCAGTATCCCAAAGCGAAGTGTGGCTCGTGATGTTGGTCGTCTCCGGGTCGCCTTCGAGGAACCGGAAGATCTGCGCCGCTGTGATCGGATCGGTGGTGCTCTTGGCGCTGGTTCCGCTTGCCGTGCTCGATGTCGGTGACGACGGGATCTTGGAGATGATGTTCCATGTCGTGGTGATCATCCCCGTTGTCGGCATCTCCATCGCCATCGACTGGACACCCGCACCCTTGTAGAGGTGAAACTCCTCCGTATCGGGGTCGTCGGTGTCCTCGCGCTCGATGGTGTATGTGGAGTTCGTCTTGCCGTTGGTGACGTTCGCCAGTTGCGTGATGGTGATGCTGGCGGTGGAACCTGTCGCCGAGAAGTTGGGGTTCCCAGTGACATAGAGATCCGTCGCGGTCGCTTCCACCACCTTATAGATCTCGTTGAGAACCGCAGCACCGCTCGTGTAACCGGACACCTTGACCCATTCGCCAGGGTCGAAGACGTCCAGGCCGCTGGCGGCTGTGAACTTGTCCGGGACTCCGCCTGTTGCCGCCACTGCCCCCGTGATGGTGGCTGTGATCGTCGGGATGGTGGCAGGCGTCCACTGCGTGGCCAGCAGAACGGCCTTGATCCAGTCGTCCCACTCACCGTATGGGAACTCGCCGTTGATGGCTCCGCCGCCCTCGGCATCGGTCCGGACAACCGCGCCGATCTGTCCGTCCGATCGGATCTCGGCTGACTCGGTATATGCCGCGTTCGGCTCGAGCGTCTCGCCGGTGAGGCGGATGTCGCGCCAGCCGGTGCCGCCTGGGGACGTGCCGAATGCCGACTCGACCTTGGTCCGAAGCGTGATTGCAGAAGTCGTTGAAGCGGCCATGTCAGGATACCTCTCGAATGAAGAACGGGCAGCCGACATTGGTCTGCCACCACTGTGCGCCGCGGCCAATCGTGCGCACGGACGGAACCTCGAAGTGCACGCCGTTCTCCTGCACGGAGATGAAGCGTAGAGCGATGTTGTCGGCCAGCTGGAGGGACTCCTGCGAGCCAGCGCCAAGCGGCGAGAAGATCATCGCCGTCATGCGTCCTCGCGTGATGCCATCGGCGAGCGGTCCGATGCCGACGACGCTCGCCTGGTCCGTCTGGACCGCGAGGCGGACCCACGTCTCATCGTCGGCCGGCAGCGTAGGGTCGTTGTCGTAGATCGTAGTCGTGCCGAAGACGTCCTGGACCAACCTCCCAAACCTCTCACGGGTTGTGTCATGGGCCTCGTCGTAGGTTGAGAACTGAGCCGACGCGAGCGTGCCGACCGCAGTGGCCAGAGGCGACTCCGGGACCGATGGCTCGAACGATCGGAGCTCGGCGATCGGGAGTTCCATGCTCGGGACGCTACTTACGACAAACTCGTGAGCGCGAGTAGTCAGCCGCGGCGACCCTTCGACCTGGACCATGGCCGAGGCCAACGCGGATGGCACTATGTCTGGGTAGCTGATGATGTCCAAGGCCTGGCTGAACGGCATCACGATGTCGACGCGCCATTTCTGCTCGTGACCGGCCCACCAGTCCTGGCCCTCCCTGCCAACGAACGTCGGCCCGTAGTCGACGCCGTTCTCCTTGCCTGGGGGGAAGGCCGCGCGCACCGTGTCGACGATGCTCATGATGTTGTCGGTGCCAGCGCCGAGAGGGTCGCGAAGGATGATGCGGGCCTCGCCGTTGAGTCGGTAGCGGTGGCCCTGGGTGAGCCGGTCTCCTCCCCATGCGACGAACACGGTCTCGATGTGATTGATCTGGATCTCCGCCCAGCTTGCCTCTTGCGGCGGGTCCTCGAAGTCGTTCGGCCATTCGACCGCCATCGATGTCTCCGACTCAATGAGGTCTCCGATGCGATCGCGGACCAGCGCGGCAAGGCTCTCGTAGGGTCCTGGCGATGGGATCGTCGGCGCGAAGATGTCCAGCACCGTGGCCGGCAACTCGAACTGAGCACTCGACGATAGTTCGAATGCCCGAGTTTCCAGGCCGGGCGCAGTCTCGACGAACGCCGACTGGCCAACCGCGATCGGTGGCGACGTTTCGAACGCCGATGCCGTGATGTTCTGGACGAATTCGACCTCGATGCCGACCATGACGATGGTCGTCGCCGTAGGGTCGAGCGACGCCGTCGTGACCGTCGAGAAGCCTTCGACTGTGACCATCAGGCGCTACCCGTCCCGCCCATCAAGGGGATCATGACGTGCTGCTCATACTCGCGCAGGAGCCGAAGCGTTGCGTGCCGGCAGTGGCCGGTTCTCCCGACGTTGGCGAATCTCAGAGTGGTCCCGTCGGCGAGGAGTTCGGCGAAGCACGTCATCGTGCCATCCGGGTGACACTGGACGTCGACCTCGCACAGCCGCAGGGGTTCATCGGTGATGAGCACCTGGATATCCGAGCCCTCGGCGGGTCCGACGCACCACTTGGCAAGGGTGCGGTCAAACCAGAAGCGATACGCCCTCATGTCCGCGGGGCGCGCCTTCGGGATGACCTGGCCTTGCGAGCTGCGGTATGTCATGAGATCTGGATGATGCCCTGGGAATTCCACACGAGAGTCACCGGCGCACCGTTGGTCGTGACCGATCCCGTGGCCGCATGTGCCACCAGTTCGGTATTGGCATTGGTCGCGCCGCTGTCTTGCTCGCGCAGAATGACGATCTTGTTGAAGGTGTCCTGGACCGAGGCGCCAAGAGCCGACGTATACGTGTGGTCGTCGGCGTCGAAGTAGATGCGGCCGCCCGCGTCGTCGCGCGTCACGACCTTGCCGGTCACCTCT